CCAGCGCGGAAAACATGTTTCGAGAAGCGTTTGGCGGTCTTGCCTCGCGGCCTGAAGGATTCATAATTTATTTGAGCACGCAGTCAGATGAACCACCATCGGGCGTATTCAAGCAAAAGCTCGACTATGCGCGGGCGGTAAGGGATGGAAAGATTATTGATCCCGGTTTCTTGCCTGTGATCTTCGAGCATCCAGATGACATGGTGGCGAATGGCGAGTGCTTGAAACTGGAAAACATGTGGATGACTAATCCCAACATTGGGTATTCGGTCGATCAGCAGTTTCTTGATAGAGAGTTTCAAAAGGCCGAGCTCGCAGGTGGGGACACGTTTCGCGGCTTCATGGCGAAACATGGCAATGTTGAAATCGGACTTAACCTTCGTTCTGACCGCTGGGCAGGCGCAGACTTTTGGGACGCGCAGGGTAAGCAACCCGGTTTGATGCTTGATGACCTGCTGGCCAGATCAGAAGTGGTTGACGTTGGCATTGACGGTGGCGGCTTGGACGACTTACTCGGGCTGGCAGTGCTTGGCCGGGACAAGATCACCCGCGAATGGCTGCTTTGGACTCACGCATGGGCTCACCCGTCTGTGCTGGAGCGCAGAAAGTCAGAAGCACCACGTTTCCGTGACTTCGCCCGTGATGGCGACCTGACGCTTGTGAAAAACATGGGTGACGATGTGGCTGATGTTGCTGACATCGTGGCCCGCTGTGAGGCATCCGGCCTGCTTGATAAGGTTGGGTGCGACCCGGCAGGTCTTGGCGGCATCACAGAAGCACTGTCCGAGGCTGAGATACCAGAAGAGAAGGTTATCGGCATATCACAAGGCTGGAAGATGACCGGCGCAATCAAGACCGCAGAGCGCAAGCTGGCCGAGGGCGTCATGGTGCATGGTGCGCAGCCGCTCATGGCATGGTGCGTCGGAAATGCCAGGGTTGAACCACGCGGCAACGCAATCATCATCACAAAACAGGCCAGCGGCACGGCAAAGATAGACCCGCTGCTGGCTGCATTTAACGCAGTCACTTTGATGGCGTTAAACCCGGCTTCAGAAAAATCATTTTGGGAAGTAGCACAGTGAAAATATTTGGTCTAAATTTTGGGCGAAAGGCGTCGGGAGGGTACGACCTGCCTGACATCCTTTCCCGAATATTGGGCCAAAGCAGGAAGTCAAAGTCAGGCGCGCTGGTTAGCCGCGACACGGCGCTGCAAGTTGGCACCGTCTTAAGTTGCGTTCGCGCCATTGCAGAAGGCGTTGCGCAGGTGCCATTTCGCGTGATGCGTGAGACTGCATCGGGTGTTTCCGTGCACTCCCAACGACTGAGCGCGACGGATCACCCACTGTATGACGTGCTACACCGACAACCCAACGGATGGCAAACCTCGTTTGAGTTCCGCGAAACCCTGATTCTGCATCTGGCCCTGACCGGCAGCGCCTTCGCCTTCATCAACCGGGCGCGTGGCGTAGTGCAAGAGTTGATTCTGCTGGACCCGGCCCGCGTCACCGTTGTGCAAAACGCCGATTGGTCGCTCACCTACAAAGTCAGCAACAAAAGCGGCGAATACAAAGAGTACCCCGCTGAATCAATCTGGCATTTGCGCGGCCCAAGCTGGACCGGCGTCAGTGGTTTGGATGTGATGCAACTTGCCCGTGAGGCCATCGGACTGTCACTAGCCACTGAAGAGTCACACGCAACCCTGCATGAGCGCGGCGTGCGACCCAGCGGCGTCTATTCGGTGGATGGTGCGCTCAATCCTGAGCAGTACAAGAATTTGAGAGCATGGATTGACAGTAGTTTGGCGGGCGCAGCCAATGCCGGCACCGTCATGCTCATGGACCGTAACGCCAAGTTCACGCCACTGGCAATCAACGGTGTGGACGCCCAGCATTTGGAAACCCGGCGCTACCAGGTTGAAGAGGTGTGCCGGTTTTTCCGCGTCATGCCGATCATGGTTGGCTACAGCGACAAGGCGGCGACCTATGCCAGCGCAGAACAGATGTTTTTGGCACACGTGGTGCACACATTGATGCCATGGTACGAACGTATCCAGCAAAGCGCTGAAATCAACCTCCTAACCAAGCAAGACCGGGCAAACGGGTACTACATCAAGCTCAACGAGGCCGGATTGCTGCGCGGCGCGATGAAGGACACCGCCGAATACCTCTACCGCCTGACCATGGGCGGAATCATGGAGCGCAATGAAGTGCGCGCCAAGCTGGACCTTAACCCGATCGCGGGCCTGGATGAGCCCCTGACCCCCATGAACATGACCACCGACACCAACGGCGCTGGCGACCAAACCGCAAAAACAGGAGCATCCAATGCTTAAACATCTCGATCTGCCTTTCAAGGTCAAGGCCGTCTCCGAAGACGGCCTTTTTTCTGGCTACGGCAGTGTCTTTGGCGTCCTCGACAGCTACAAGGAAATTGTCGTGTCCGGCGCGTTCACCGAATCCCTCAAGACCCGCCAGCCCAGCCTGCTGTGGCAGCACCGCAGCGGCGAGCCCATCGGCATCTACACAGGCGTTAAGGAAGACGCTGTGGGCCTGCATGTGGAAGGCAAGCTCGCGCTCAAGACTGCCCGCGGTGCCGAAGCCTACGAGCTGCTAAAGATGGGCGCAATCAGCGGCCTGAGCATTGGCTTCCAGGTGCGCGACGAAAGCTACGACCGCGTTACCGGCATCAACACATTGAAGGCGGTGGACCTCTGGGAAGTATCCCTTGTGACCTTCCCGGCCAATGAGGCAGCCCGCGTCACTGGCGTCAAGTCCATTGCCGACATCGAAACCTTGAAAGATGCTGAAGCCTACCTGCGCGACGTAGGCGGGTTCAGCAAATCGCAAGCGCTGGGCCTGGTGGCCCGCATCAAAGCCACGCAGGGCCGGAGCAATTCCGACGAGCAGGCTGAACTCGCCGAGCTTCTCAAGCGCGGCACCTCCCTGATTTCCAACCACTGAAAGTAACCAACCATGAAACTTACCCGAAACCACCTGACGTTTGGCCTCCTTGCCATCGTCGCCGTCATGGCCCTGTTCGCAGTCGCCGGGCATCCCCTGATCAACCCTGAAGCCCTCGCTGGCTTGGGGATGATCCCCTTCGCCATGAGCGGAGAAATTGAACTCAAGGACATCAAAGTCCTGGTTGAAAAGCAAAACGAAGCATGGGGTGAGTTCACCCGCAAAAACGATGAACTACTTAAGGCCAAAGCCGAAGGCAAAGCCGTCGCCGATCTGCAAGCCACGGTTGACAAGCTCAATGGGGCTTTCAAAACCATCAATGACGAAGTGACCGAGATTGCCAAAAAGTCAAACCGGCCCCAGACTGATGGCGGCAAGCAAGTAACGGCTGAACAAGCTGAATACAAACAGGCTTTCAACAAGTTCTTGCGCAAAGGCGATGAAAACGGATTGGCCGACCTGCAACGCAAAGCCTACAACACCGGCTCCGGCCCGGATGGCGGCTTCCTGGTGCTGCCTGAAATGGATGCCGAAATCATCCGTGTGGTTGGCGTCACATCTGCCATTGGCCGCTTGGCTCGCCAAGTAACCATCGGCACCGACACGTTCAAGAAGGTTGCAAAAACAACTGGCATGTCAGCGCGTCGTGTTGGTCCTGGTGCTACTGGCGGCGAGACGACAAACCCCAAGTTTGCCGAACTCGAATTCACAGCTCACACTGCTGAAGCCGAGCCATGGATCCATAACGAAACCCTGGAAGATGCCATCATGAACTTGGAGATGGACTTGTCCAACGAAGCGGCCATTGCGTTCGCTGAACTGGCAGGCTCTGAGTTTGCAATCGGTACTGGCGTCGGCAGCGCACGCGGCATTACCGACTACACCACTGTAGCCAATGCGTCCTACGCATGGGGCAAGCTGGGTTACATCGCTTCCGGCGGCGCTGGTGCATTTGCAGCAAGCAATCCAGGCGATGCAATCATCAACCTTCAGCACGGGTTGAAAGCGCAGTACCGCCCAGGTGCCGCGTTTGTGATGGCAGATGCAACCCTTGCAACTGTGCGCCAAATGAAAGACGGCTCCGGCGCGTTTTACCTGTGGCAACCGGACCCACTGGCAGGCTTTGGTGGCCGCTTGCTGGGTAGCCCGGTTGAGATTGACGACAACATGCCCGTTGTGGCATCTAACAGCTACTCCGTGGCCTACGGCAACTTTGCCCAAGGCTATGTGGTGGTCAATCGCTCCGGCACCGTCGTCATCCGCGACAACATCACCGCCAAAGGCAAAACAAAGTTCAACTTCCGTCGCCGTTTCGGTGGTGGTGTGCAGAACTATGAAGCCATCAAGCTCATGAAGTTTGCAACGTCCTGATCAATTGCTGATTAGTTCCAGCCGCTGGTAAATCGGCGGCTTTCATCCCCATATTTTTAGATTGGAAAAGTCATGAAAGACATGATGAACAAAATCCACGTCGCCCGTGTGATTTCCCCTGTGAGTGAGGCCGGTACAACTGCCCTTGTCGGTCAGATTATTGACAAAAAAGGCTTTGAATCGCTGACCTACGTCATCGCCACCGGCTCCATTGCCGACGCTGATGCAACCTTCACGGTGCTGCTCGAAGAGGGCGACAACTCTGCTTTGAGCGACGCCGCAGCAGTTGCTGATGCCGACCTGCTTGGCACCGAGGTATTGGCAGCATTCCAGTTCGACGACGACAACGAAACCCGCAAGCTCGGCTACATCGGCTCCAAGCGTTACACCCGCTTGACCATCACCCCTGTGGCCAACGCCAGCGCTGCGGTGATTGCGGCGGTAGCCATTCTCGGCAACCCGGCTGTAGCTCCAACGATCAATCCGCCAGTCTAAAAACTGCTGCGTCATGCGCCTGAGAAATCGGGCGCATCTCAGAGCACAAATTCACCTGGAGTCATAAATGTCCAAAAGCAACACCCACGAAAACGACTACCTCAAGCTGATTTTTAACAACGTCACGATGACGTTGGTCGGTGACGCGGCTGGCATTCTCGCCAGCGCAGCAGCAGGAAGTTTGTACTTCAGCCTGCACACCGCCGACCCCGGGGAAGCAGGCGACCAGACCACCAACGAAGTGGCTTACACAAGCTATGCCCGCGTGGCCGTGGC